CAAGCGTCAAAGGTCGCTGTAAAATGAAGGTGAATCGGCGTACCTCCTCCCCGTCGATTGTTAGCTCGTCATCTTGCTTTTTGCGGGTTTCGTAGCGTGTCCGATTCTCGCCTTGCGAAAGTGTTACCGTTGCGTTCAAGTACACTTTCCCTGCCTGCGAGCGATTGAAGAAAACAGCTGCGTTTAGGTTCTGCCCTAACTCAAGGTAATCTTGCCGCCACATCGCAAAGTAGGGTCGCCCGTTTTTTGCGATTTTGCTTGAGCCAATGTCCTCGCTCTTCGCTTCGCCGTGCTCCAGGAGGAAAGTAGGCGAGGTACTGCTGTTGGCTGGGAAGTCAACAATCAAAGTCATTTCAAGTTCAAGATTTTTCATGGTCGTGTGTTTAGAGATTTGGCAAGATTGCCGATGATCCATATTTACGGATCCCTTCAATCTACAACTATTTGCGAGCAAATGCAAGCAAATAACGGATAAATATGTATGAATATTTATTCATGAAACTGAATAAAAATCCACTCACGCCCGCCAACCAACCAACCTGCATCCCGTGCACACCCTTCCACGCACACACCCCCTAAACCGCTCTTACATTCACGCCGAAGGCGTAAACCGCCGACAGTTCTTAATGCGCCGAAGGCGTTTGACTTATAAAGACGCTGCGCGTTGAACTGTAAGAGGATAGCGAAGTCTCACACGTGAACCTCGCCACCAAGGGGTAGGGGGAGGGGGGGGAATGGCCCCTCCCCGATGTACTAAAAGCCACCTCAAAACGTGCGCTCATATTTTCTCAAACGCCTCTCAAAAAACACGTCAATTGAACATCTGTTGAACACGTGTTCAACGAAAGGATAGTATAGGATAGGAATAGAGTAGATATGTACTACACTATACTACTGTCGTCATTTTGCTGTACAAAATTCCGACGGGGTAATTGAGGTGTTGGAAAATTGGAGATGGAGTGGTTAATTCCTGTATGAGTGGAACCCAGATAAAATTCCTGCCTGTTGAGGGCTGTCGATACAAGTACGACTACGAGCGTATCATGAGGTTGCTGAGTGAGGGCAATCATGCGGAGCTTGGGGTTGTCAATGGTGTTGAGGGGTTTCTTGAGGTATGGCATCAGTTGGTGTTGAATGATTTGTGGTTTGTGGTGTTTTTCATTATGGGGTGGGAGGGGTCCAATCATCCGTTTGTGGTCGATGCCTGCCGTGAGGTGGAGGATGGTCCGGAGACGAATACGGTTGATATCTGGGCGCGTGGTCATGGGAAGAGTACGGTGATAACAGGAGCGGAGATCATTCAGCGGGTATTGAGGGATCCCGAGGAGCGGGTGTGCATTATGTCGCACAAGGCGCCGGCGGCTAAGGCGTTCTTGCGGAGGATCAAGCACCAGTTCGAGACGAACGAGCGGTTGAAGCTGATATTTCCCGATGTGCTGTGGGAGAATCCGCATAGGGACTCACCGAAGTGGAGTGAGGATGAGGGGATCATACTGAAGAGGACGGGGATTTATACCGAAGCGACCGTGGAAGCGGCGGGGCTGATCGAGGGTATGCCGACTGGCAAGCACTACACCTACCGAGTGTACGACGACATCATGGTTCAGGATTACGTGAAGTCGCCGGAGCGGATGCGGGAGCTGGAATTGAAGTTCAAGATGAGTGAGTACCTGTCGTCTCCTCCGCATCATAATCGCGTGATAGGAACTTTTTACCACCACAGTGACATACTGGTGAACCTGGTGTCGATGATGGACGACGAAGGCGAGCCGGTTTACCATTTCCGCAAGAAGCCGGCGGTTGATGAGGAAGGTGTTCCGCATATGATGTCGATGCAGGAGATCAAGAAGCTGAAGATGGACCGAGATTCGTTCCGGACGCAGTATCTGCTGGATCCGACCCCTTCGAGCGATATGAAGTTGCGCCCCTCGGACTTGCGATACGTAAAGAAATCGGATATTCCTAAAGACCTGATGATCTACATGACCGTTGACCCTGCCGGAGACGCGAAAAGGGGGTCGGATTCATGGGCGATGTGGGTTATTGGGGTCGATCCTGAGACCGATGAAGTCGGAGCGCACGACATATACCTGCTGAACGGCCTGGTTTCTCCGCTTGGAGAGTCGGAGGGTATCGAAGAGATCGCTCGAATGTACCTGAAAGCCGGCGTTGTGCAGAAACTCGGCATCGAAAAGGTCGGATTGTCTACCGCAGAGGTCCACATCAAGGCCGAACTCAAGGCTCGCGGTCGTCGGGTAAACGAAGATGACGGAAGTCTCGTCCTTTTGCGCCCGTCAGGGCGGAATAAGGTTGACCGGATCATAAAATCACTTGAATGGCCGCTCCGTAACGGCAAAATCCACATCGTTGACTCCGTACCAACCCAGTATTCCGACCGTCTTGTGACGGAGATGGAGAAATTCCCGTTCTGGCACGACGATGCCCTCGATGCACTCAGCTACATTTACGATATCATTGATGGAGAGGAGTATGTTTCGCAGGCTTTCCTCCGTAGACTGTTGCAGGATACTGGATCGTATGTTCCACGTGATAGTGTGGCGGGTTATTAGGTAAAAACTTTTATCTTATCGTGTTGTGTCCGAGCAAACTATAGAAAATCTCAAGCGTTACAAGTATGGATAAGTCTGGTGTTATAGCGAAGTACGTTCAGGAGCGCATTAAGCGATGGGATAGTGATCTGTCGGAGAAGCGTAAGGACTGGGAGAGATACTATCGTACTTGGCAGTGCAAATCTTCGCCACAAGACAAGACTCGTGCGAGCGAACTGAGTCAGATAAAAATGCCGAACACCAAGCTCGCTATCGATACCGCTTACGACCAGCTTCAGGAGATGACATTTGCTCGCTCACCGTTCTTTGAGATCCGTGGACGCGAAGAAGCCGATAAAGTTCCGGCAAAGATGCTGGAAGCCTATATGGAATACCTTTTCAACAAGCAGGGGTTCATTACCGAATACGGAAAGATGAGCCGCGAGAGGCTCATTCTTGGCACTTCAATCGGTATTGTGGATGTGGAACAGCAGAAGCGTCATCATGAGACGATCGAGAAAGTCCCGATGGCTCCGACTCCGATAACTGAGGAGATGCAGTACGATGAAATGGGTAACATGATGATGGAGGAGCTGCCATCGGATTCATTTACCGAACCTGAAGTCATTCAGGAACTCAGGGTTGAGGAGACCACCATTTCTGTCCCGAAAGCGCGCCATATATCAATCTTCGACTTCTATATCGATCCTACAGCTACATGTATCGAGGATGCGGAGGGCGTTGGTATCCGCTACTTCAAGAGTGTTCATGCGCTACGCAAGCTGGAAGATGAGGGTATCATCGGCAATGTAGAGCAGGTTGAGGATGTTGCATCTGGTGATATCGGTGACGAGCGCCGGTCAAGGTTGGCGGATATGGGTATCAGTGTGTCGTCAGCTGATGCAAACCGCGTCGAGCTGTACGAGTACTGGGGATGGATTGATGAGGATACGCTTAAGGAGGCTAACTTCAATGGCCAGATCGAGCATGGCGGAGCAGAGGTCAGAGCGATCTGCGCATATGATGCAACCCTTCTGATCATTGCCAACCCGCACGTCACCAAGCGCAGGCCGTTTGTCCGTATGGTGTATCAGGAAATCCCTGGTGAGTTCTTCGGTCTCGGTATTGCGGAGGCTGTTGACTCGGCACAGCGAGCAATTGACTCAACCGTTCGTGCCCGTATCGACTCAAAAGCGTTTACCAACTTCCCGATGTTTGGGATGGACGTAACCAAGATCGTCTCGCAGCAGGACAAAAAGATCTACCCAGGCAAGATTTGGTACACGAAAGGGCCGGTTCAGGAATCCATTCAGCAGTTGCCAACCCGTGATACTTCCGCTGGCTCTCAGGCTGATGTATCCGAGTACGGCCAGTACGTTCAGGAGGGGTCAGGTATCAGCAAATTGCTCGGTGGTCTGCCGGTGAAAAGAGGCGAGCAGTCAGCTACCGAAGCGTCGATCCTCAACTCCCAGTCAAGCGTTAGGCTCAAGTCTGTTGCAAGAGAGGATGAGTACAAAACTGTTACGGAGATCCTCCGGTGGTACTACCACATCATCCTACAGTACCTTGACGTTCCGGAAATTATCAAGGTTCGCGGTATGGAAGGGACCGAGATCCTTGCTCAGATATCACCTGAAAGTGTGGTCGGCGACTACGACTTTATCCCGAATGGAACCACCGAAATCGCTCAGCGAGCCGAGGTTGA